TAATGATAGTCAATTCTGAAATCAAGGAACATAGAATACAAGAAAGTTTATCTATGTGCTTAAAAGGAAAAAGAGAAGCAGAGAGACAATACAATGAAGGCGTAAGGTATCAATGCTTAAAATCTGAGGCAGAGCTTGAAAAGAATATTGACGGATCATTATCAATAAAGAAACTAATATTAAAATAAAATGTTTTTTGAAATACTAGTAGAGTTTGGTTTACCAGTTGCGGCTGCGTCAACCATGGGTGTATTCATTTATATAATTTTAAAATACATCTTAGGTGGTGTGGTAGGTTCCGTAAAAAGTCTTCATGGTATCATCATGGGATTAGATAACAGAATACAGACCATGAACAATGACTTACTTAAATTAGATATACTTGTTTCACACGCTTTAAAAATAAAACCAGATGAAGAAAGAATAGCGAGAGCAGACGGAAAGGACGATGCTCGAAAAGATTAATGACGGTCATTGAAATATTAAATCAGTATGGTTTTGCAACCTTGGCAGCAATTGCCATGGGTTGGTTTATTTTCTTCATATATACTTACATCACACAAGAGGTCACTAAAAAATTATCAGACGCTTCAGGTGCGTTAATACAACTCATAGATAAAATTAGAAGACTAGACAATGATATAATTAGACTAAGGTCTAAAGTAAACACAATAATAACCCTCCAAGAGCAAGAAAAAGACAAAAATAAGGACAAGTAATTATAAATAGTAGTATGAAAACATCATCAAAAGTGGTGATGTTAGTAGTGACTTACCTTATATTAACCTTTGACAATATTTTACTAGCATCCGAATTAGTACACGATTTTAAGAATCCTGCGTTTAGCGGCAATGGATATTCTCAGCACGTCTTATCTATAAATCAGTTAGAAGTGCAGAGAGAACAAAAGGTATTTGATGACCTAAAGTCTGCTAAAGCAGCTGCTGAAAGAGCAGAAAAGAATAAAACTATCAACAAGTTTATTACGAATGTTGAGAGTAGAATTTATGCCAATCTGTCTAAACAACTGGTTGACAATATGTTCGGTACTACATGTGACAGTAGCACAACTACTTGTCCTACAAGTGGTACAGCAACAGTAGAGGGTGCTCAAATCTATTGGGTAAAAGATACAAGCACAGAAATTATTACATTAACAATTACTGACGTGGATGGTACAACTACTACAATGACCGTACCACTAGGTGACTTTAAATTTTAGGATTAGTATGAAAACATTATTAATTATATTATTAGGGATAATTGTGTCTGGTTGTGCCGCTAATAAACAGATAGAAGTTTACAAAGGCAAGGCACCGTACATTGAAGGTACAACAACAAGCGATAGACTTGTCAATTTACCAGACTTAGATAATCAACCTATCATAACGATAGCAGTTTATAGATTTACAGACCAGACAGGTCAGAGAAAACCTAGCACAAAGTTTTCTCAATTATCTACAGCAGTCACACAAGGTGCAAGTATATTTGTCATAGACGCATTGAAAAAAGTATCAGGTGGTGATTGGTTTCAAGTTGTAGAAAGAGAAGGATTAGATAATCTAGTCAAAGAAAGACAATTGATTAGATCAACAAGAGATTTATACGATGGCGAACAAAACGTAGGTAATATTTTAAAACCTTTATTGTTTGCTGGTCTTATTATCGAAGGTGGGATAGTAGGATTTGATAGTAATATACAGACAGGCGGTCAAGGTGCAAGATATTTAGGCATCGGTGTTAGTGAGCAATACAGAGTGGATCAGGTGACAGTAGCAATGAGACTTGTATCTGTACAAACAGGCGAGATATTATTAACTACACAGGTCACTAAGACTATCGCTAGTCACTCAAAAGGTGGTGATGTATTTACCTTTGTAGATATGAACACAAAGGCAATAGAATTAGAAAGCGGTGTCTCAGTAAATGAACCTGTGACATATGCAATTAGAACAGCAATAGAGTTTGCTGTTTTAGAGATTATTCACGCAGGTGAACAAAAGAAATACTGGAAATTTAAAAAGGAAGAAATAGGA